TTAATAGAAATATATACCCTACCATAAGATGCTGTTCCTGTAACCCCAAGACTAGGATCATAGGAACCACTCTCCCCACCGAACACCATAACTGCTTTAGTTTGCGGAAACAGCTTACGAGCATACAACATATAGTCATCAGCAGTTACGCATCTGCCTTGGGAAGCATAATCTAAGGGCGCATTTAATTTAATAGATTCTAAACTTTCCGCTTCCGCTCCACCTACAGACTTATTAATAGTGGTAACAGTAATATCTGTTACTGTATCTATAGCACCAGCATTAGAAAAATTAGAAGCTCCATTTGCATTTGCTTTATTCGAAACTACATATTGCAAGAGAACTATATTACCATCCGAAATACCTTTACTGGTAACACCATCTCCAAAATATATTTCATACTTTCCTGCTTCCGCTTCCTGTAAGAAATATACTTCACTAGAAACTTTTAGTTGAGAGATGTCTGTAGCTTTAATATAGGTTGTGGTAGAAGTATCTGTTGAAGAAGTTTGAACCTTGACCGTCAAAGTAGTTGTATCTGAGTTTGGTTCAGGCATAAGAAATCTTTGATTTACATTTGTAGAATCTACAGTGTACCGTGAAGTAACATATGTTCCCTCATATATCTTAATATCCTTAAATGGAATTTCCATTCCTGTACTAGCAACAATGTGATCCGAAATAGTTACAAATTGATAATCTATATTATTAAGTTTAGTTGTAAACTTTGTGCCTGCAGGCATAGTAGCGGAGCCTTTAGAAGAATCGTTCAAGGTTATATTAACTTCCGCCATAGAAGACTTAGGAGAAGTAGTTTCATACCCCAAAGTCTTTGCATGGGATACGATACTAGAACGCAGAGAAGAGCTGTCTATAAACATTTCATTCGCTACCATATTTAAGTTGTAACCCAGATAGTGAGTATTATATGCTAAGGTATCTAAAAGGATATTGATACCGGCTCCTTCAAAATCATAATCTTTAAATTGGTTTTGGGCTTTGAGGAAGGTTTTCAGATTTGCTTTAACATCATCAAAGTCAAATTCTGTTACATCCAATCGTCTATTATTTGTTGCCATTATCGTACTCTTTCCAGTGCAAGTTCTAATGTTACAAGTTCCGTAGGAGCATTAACGATATAGAACTCTATTGATAATTCATATTCATTACGGTCTAGGTTTGGAAACGCTCTGACGCCTATTAACCTTGCTCGTGGCTCATAATTAATAATAACGTCCTCTACATGTCTTGCTATAATAATAGCAGTAGTAGGCGTCATTAATTCAAATAACATACCCCTTACTCCAGAATATATTTCTGGATGGAAAGGTTTCTCATATTGATTAGTCAATACAAGATTTCGTATCGATCTCTTTACAGCTTGAGCATCATACGTCTGATTTATATCACCATCTGTATTATTTTGCCCAAAGAATAAATCTAGATCAGCATATATGTTTGTAGAACGAGCAGATTTGTTTTTTCCTTGTGCATCAAAAAATGCATCCTCGTTTCTAGTACCTTGATTTAAAGCCATAAAGTTGTTCTCCTTATTTAGTATTTATACAGAAGTTCTCAGCTTTGCTTCATCATATAAGGAGTATATTTGCCCCACACCTCACTAGCGAGTTTGCGAACGAACGGTTTTGCGGTTTCATTCGTATTGGGATTAGGCACAGTCAACCATACCTTCTTCCCCTTCATCCAAGCCTCAACCTTGTGGTTAATTTGCTGGAAATGTGTCCAATCACTTTTTCTGGATTTTCCGTTCACCACATTCCTTCTTTTGCCTTGTGATGTATATGGTTTTCTTCCCATAATATTCTCCTATAGGTCTATAAATTCAGTTCGGCTTTCAGCTGCTCTTTGTTCTCTTTGTTTCTCTAATGCCGTAATTTTTGCTTCAAAATTCTCTGCAGCTGTTTTTAATTTTGCAGCTGTGCCGGTTAATGCTTCCGATAAAGTTTGTGTAGAGTAAGCATCTCCATACATTCCTGTTAGATCGTCAGCAGACATATCCGTAGAAAATTGCTGTGCTAATTCTTTTGCAGCATCTATAGCTGGTTGTAATGCTCCCTTTGCTACTTCTAAAGCTTCCTCTGCACCAGCTGGTAATTCAAAATTAGGTAATGCTCCACTTAGACTACCAACCGCACCAGATAGTGCTGTACTACCATCCGTAACCAGTTGATCCAAGTCATATCCGCCGGAACTAAGAGCAGTCCCGAATTTTGTACCTATCCCTGCTAACTTTTCCGCATATAGTGTAGAATTTGGGCTCATAGCAAGCAACCCTTCTATTTCTGCTTGAAGATTCACTGGTGTAGTAGCAGCCAACTCAGGGATCATGTCTTTAGTTTTGGCCTTCAAGTCCACCAAATCGGCATTCAACGTGCTAGTAAGAGCGCTTGCGGTGGCATCCAAGCCAGCCTTGACGGTTTTTTCTATTTCATCCGTCTTCTGAGCAATCTTATTATAAACCTCACTAGCGCCTGGTAAGCTCGGAGTTGTAAAATCTACCATCTATTTCTCCTTGTACGTGATCTGCAATTTAGACACAATCTCTTTGACTATACCTTCCATATAGGGCTGCAGCCCTGCTCTGTGTATGTTAAATAATTGTTTGTGTTGTGCTAACTCTTCCTCAAGAGCTTTAATCTTCAAATCCTTTTCGTCTAGTTCTTCATCAGCCATTACACTCTCCTATGGCCCTGCAAATACGTTAGGGCTTCCAGCTGCAACAGAGGTACAAGCACTGATCCCATCTCCTATTCTCCCAGCCCCTAAACTGTTTACGAATACTGTAGTTGATCCTGTAGCGATTGGCGCTGCATGTGATGGACAAGGGGCGGGTGGAAGCAAATGCACAGTATTGACATCACTCTGTCTGCTCCAAGGTATGCTGTTTACGAATACATTAGGCGAACCAACTGCTCTGGTCATTCCAGAGCAGTGTGGTACGTCGGCATCTCCAATTCTAGTTGCTGCGGGCACGTTCTTTCTCCATTAGTTCCTGTAACCGTGTATTCCAGAGAGCCATTTCCGCATGATCTTCTTCTGTGTGATCATCTGGTATCGGGTCTGGCTCAAATTTGATTACATGATCAAACTCATCTGGTACATCCTCCCAATTTGTGATAGTGACCAGTTCTCCATTTATTTTAAACACAAATTCTGCCATGTTTCACCTATGGGTTCAAGTGGATGTCCGGCCCACCGACAACCGTAATATCGCCACCAGAAGTATGATCCCACGTTCCACCTGTAGTTGATACCTTAGTTGTTGCAACAGTTTCCAAATAATTCGCTTCTGTATGGGTTGTCATCTGCCCTACAGATTTAATGTTCAAAGTTGTGCCGGATTTTACTGTTGTTATCCCTGTTATAGTGGTTTGCGAGTAGTTAACAAATGCTTCATCCAGTATAGAGCCCGTAGTGGACTTTCTTGTTATGTCTTTCGTAACGCCTGTGGTCATTTTGCCCTCAATCGTCCTCGCATCGTTTTGGAATACGGTTATGTCACTGTCCTTAGCTATGCGGCCTTTAACCGCCCCGTTAATATTGAAGCTATTGTTACCCACAACCTCTTCCTCTAGGTTTCCGCCTATGCCAGCGCCGATCTTGACCCTCTCGTTCTTGTGTATCTTCCGTGTGAAGTCTCCTTCGACCTCCAGAATATAGTCTCCCTTGATCAGCTCCTTTTTAGTTCCCTCTATGGTAAGGTTAACATTGCCAGTTATCAGGACGTTAGAGCTGCCTGCGATAATCTCATAGTTGCTCCCCACAACCTTAACCATCTTGGAGCCGTCGGGGTGTATCTCCTCAAAAGTTCCAGAAGCATGTTCCCTATGGAGCCTTTCTCCGCCTGGCGTGTCATCAATCTCCATAAGATGACCCGATTCGCTCTCCCATACGTGATTATACGGATACCGAGCAGAAGTGTAGGGAGCAGCATCTTTCTTCAACCCCTTTGGATGGGGTTCGTCCCATGGCACCATGACATCTTTTTCATTAGTACCGTTAACACTCAGGTCTTCTACTGTGGGTATAAATGGCCGGGTTGATGTGGGGATACTTGTACGCCTAAGCCTACGTCTACGTGCTAATGCTCCATGATCTTCTGAAGTTGTACCTCTGCCCAAGCGGCTTGTGTCTGTTTCGCCTACTGTATGGCCAGAGAAACGAGAGAATTTTCCTTTCTCTTCATCTTGCGTATCCTTGAGAGCGCCTAGGGGATAGGGGCCGTACTCAGCATATTCTTCTGGATTCAGCCCACCAACAGAATATTCTGCTACACCTTGGTCATTTATCTGTGTGGATTCTTTATGGCGGGGATCGTTGAACCCTGTTTTAAAGTTTGCGGAGTCTTCTGGGTTGCCAGGCAGGGAACCAATGATAACGGGCTGTTGTTTTTCGATAGCATCCCTAAAGAATCCTATCACCCATGATCCTTCCACGAGCCATGAGGGGGAATTCCCCATACCATGCATTGCTGGGTCTGTAACAGGATGCATAACGTGGGCCCACGGCAGATCAGTAGTAGGAACCTTGTTCAAGTTCTCACTATGATAGCCAAGGCAGCGGACTCTTACCCGCCCTTGTTGGTCAGGGTCGTTACGATCCTCGACTACACCAACGAACCATGCAAATCCGTCAGCGCCCATAAAATAATTAGTGTCTGCCATTATAATCCTTACCTTTTACTTATTTATAAGGATTAATGGAGTTCTGGATTCCTTCCCATACGTGTGGCTTCGGGGTAATATTCTTCCAAGATTAGGTCAGTCTTGCCATCTGCCTCATACATCATAAGAATTTCTGCGGCGTCATTCTCAGACAGACCTTCGTGGAGAACCAGTAATACGTCATCTCTTTCGGGGTTCTCTTTAATCATGATCCGAAACTTATTGGGAACACGGCCATTCTTATACGGTGTGTTCTGTATCATGGTAGAGTCTATATAGGGGATGTTATTTCTCGAATCTTCGAAAAGGGTGTGCTAATGGGAAAAGCACTGGAGAAATGTTACCAGCTACTATGATTCTTTCCGAATCATGGGTCTGAGGGTCAACTTTATGACGTAACCAGCCAGGAAACAGTACAATATCCCCAGAATCGGGTTGAACGGTATGAACGCCTTGGTATCCATCAGGAAAGCCTAGGGGCGAATCATCCTTACCGCACCGAATATAGTAGACAAAAGACCAAGGGTGAGGCCAGTGGTCATGAGCTTTTGTCCAATCATCTTTCTTATAGATTACGCCCCAGCAGTCAAACATTTCCATTTCCATATCGTAGGGGCTGTTCTCTCTTGCAATCTCTATCGCTCTATCCCCCACCATTTGAAACTGCTTGTGCTGTTTCTGCATGAACCAATCGGTCATATCCGCCTTTACGTTGGTCTTGTGACGTTGTGTGTCTCCACGCCCACGTATAATATCAATGAGCTCATCGTCAAACCCCGCCTCAAAGCACAGTCTCTTGACTATAATAGGAAAATCCGCTTGAAAATTCCTCACAGCTGGGTGCTTGTGTAGGTCTGGTCTACGATTCAATGAAGCTGCTAGTTCCTTTAATGCCATTTATCTCTCCCATACAACATCAAGATTGCCAGAAACCATAATTCTCTCATGATCACATTTTTGTTCTGGCACATAGTGGTTCACCCAAGAAGGAAACAGTATCAACTGCCCGCTCCTTGGTGACACGCTGTGGTCTTCGCCTGAAGTAGGAAATACCAGAGGCGAACAGTCTTCACACGCTGTTACACAGTAGGTATACGACCAGCAAGAGGGCCAGTGCGTGTGAGCCTTGCATGTGTGTCCTTTGGTATAGATCAGGCCCCAAGTTTCCTGTACATAATAGTCTATAGGGTTATCGGTGCCGTCAGCATGGCTTCGTTTTGCTAGGGGCATCTCCTTTGCAGCTGAGATAGCTAGTTCTCCTATCGCTGAAAAGGTTTCATAATGCTTGTGCATATCCCATTTTGTCATATGACAGGAAGCTGAACTGTTACGCCCTGCAAAGGCATCACCAGAAGATCGTATATCGCTTTCAAGGGCTCTGTTTAGGTTGCCTCCCGCTAACCAATCGTATTCGCTGGTTGCTCGGTCTATATTATAATGCATGGACTGATCCAGCTGAGTCACCTTCGTTTGAAACTTTTCGTTAAAAACAACCCCCTTACGAGGCTCGAGGGCCGCAGCCAGTTGGCTCAATCTAGACATAGTGCAAATAGCTCCCTATGATATACTTAGGTGTATCGACAGGAGCCTCGCCTCTGTGAACCCACGGCCAGTAGGGTGGAAAGAGTACGATGGAACCAAGCTTGGCCCGTGAAACGTACATATCGGTTACTTCGGGAGTAGAAGGGTTGATCACCGTAGAGCCTTTACGGTTGTCAGACAGGTAGATGAAGCAAACAAGGAACCTCATGGCATTAGCCTTGGAGTCCACATCCACATGGTCATCAAAACGGTCTTCTCCGCCCACAAAGTACCGCTTCATCTTGGGAGGCTCCAGCCCGTATTCCTTCGGCCAGTGGCTGATCTCCAGCTCGTTCCTGTACCGCTCTACGGAGCTTGTTATGACCTCAAAGAGCTCGCTGGTATAAGGGGCGAAAGGATTGTTCTGTGCTTCGCTCAGCAGATGAACTGCCGTCAGACGATTCTCCCTTATGTGCATCTTAGCGTTTGGAGGGGCTTCGAAAGTCCTGATCAGCTGGTTACACAAAGAGGGCTTCATAACGCCCTCGTATCTTCGTACAAAATTATCCAACTACGGATACCTCATCCAAGTACACGAACGCTTCTCCCCACTTACCACGATCAACCACCAGAAAGACACTCGCCATATTCTTAGGTTTAACAGGGGCATAAACAGGAGAGCTCAACACAGATTTTCCGCTCGCCTTTCGCCGCTTATTTTCAGCGGCCGTCAACTTCTTCGAAGCATAGTACGGAACTCCGTCTTCCAGCTTCATATCTTCGTAGGAATCCATATCTGAGGCAACCTCACTGACAATGCCGAGACGAGCTTCTCCGTATTCGTTGAGATAGCTGACTGTATCTCCAATATTGGTCTTCATAATCTTGTTACTCTTTCTGTAGGTTAATCCATAGTGCTATAGTAACATAAGTCACGAGCAATGTCAAGCAAATAATCCAAAATAGCTATAATAATATCAAGCATTTAAGTCATCATTGTTCAGCCAGTTTTAGGGGTGGGGGGTGTTTGAGCTGCTCAATCCTTTCTGTAAGACATTCCCTGTACTGTTGGGATATAAAGGGATCAGTGAGCTCTTGCTCAAAGATCGATAACTTAACTAGGGATACGCTATCAAGAATTTCACTCATAGTCCACCTCCTGTTGAGGCCATTATTTATCTGGATACTTATTGCATTTATAGATTACCCAGAGCGGCTCAGTTTTAACCCCCCATAAGCTAAGCCGGCTCATGCGGATGCAGAAGAGGGGGGAGAACCCAACACTTAACGCCTCACTGCTGCTGCAGAACTTCGCTGAGGCCCATTCCAACCTTAATGGGTTCATCCCCTATTCTGCTGCTACTGTACCACAGCCTGAGAGCAATGTCAAGCACTTTCTGGCAATTAAGCTCAAAAAAAAGGCCCGAAGGCCTTTTGGCTGCCTCGATCCAATGGACATTCTGTCAAGTACGAGGACTTATTAATTCCGTCATGACAGGGGAATTAAGCTCTACACCAGTAGGGGAGCAACCCTGCCGCTGATCTATTTTACATACCGACCCCCTAGCACGCCAACGGATTATGCCGAGAACCCAATCAGCTGGGTAGCGTGCGGTGTCTATGGGGTTTTCTCTACAAATTCATGGGCGTTCTCTCTTCTCAGTATGTTTATAATATACCATACTTTCAGAGCTATGTCAAGCGAAAAATGGCAGAGGCCCTTGGGGGCGATCTTGAGAGGGCCTCTGCGTGGCGGGCCGGGATCGTAGCTCTAAGCTACTTTAAGCAGCCCAGCATAGCCTATATATCACTTTTCTGCTCTAGAGTCAAGGGTCTTTCTGAGCTTTTTTGCATAAAAGCGGCCGGGGGCGGCAGCTCTGAGCCGTGGCCCTGCAAATTCATATCACCAAAGACTCATGTTTATTCGTACCTTTTTATCTAGCCCCCTCTATTTTTCCGCTTGACAACCCTCCCTGCCTTATGATATAAATACACAATGAAAGGTATGGAAATGATGTCATTTACTACTATGCTCTCTGAGGATAAGGGCGGAAAGAACCTACACCTAGAGCACCTAGAAGATGAAATACTCAACTATGGTGTGGATGGTGGCCGAGCGGCGTTAAATTTTCTGAGGAGCCTGCGTGATATGTTGGCTGGCGCTTCTCGTTCTTCTGTTAATATGACTGTGAAATGGGACGGAGCTCCAGCGATCTTTGCTGGCATAGACCCTTCTGACGGCAAGTTCTTCGTAGCGAAAAAGTCTGTATTTAATGTCAATCCAAAGCTTTATAAGAGTAATAAGGAGATTGATGATGACCTATCTGGAGCTCTTGTGGGTAAATTTAAGGTGGCTCTGGCAGAGCTGGGTAAATTGGGTATTGACGGCGTGCTCCAAGGCGATCTTATGTTTACAGATGATGTGGCCACGACCAAGATTGATGGACTGGCCCATTATACTTTTCAACCTAATACTATTGTATACGCTGTTCCTGTGGACAGCGAGTTTGGTGCTAAAATAAAAGCGGCGAAGCTGGGCATAGTATGGCATACGACCTATTCTGGTTCCGATCTTGCGTCCATGAAAGCCTCTTTCGGGGTGAATATAAGTGGGCTGAGAAAGCCTTCTTCTGTGTGGATGGATGATGCGACCTACAAGGATACAGCTGGCACTTCTACCTTCACAGCTGGGGAAACTGAAGCTATTACGGAGCTTCTCTCAAAGGTTGGGAAAACATTTGGAAGGATTAACGGCCCTGGCCTACGTACTTTCCTCGCTATGCAAAATTCCATGACCGGCTCTCTTGCTGGGGCTTCTCTCAAGACATATAATAATTCCAAGGTGAGGGCTGGAGAGCGTATCAAAAATCCACGAAGCCATGCCCAAGGATATGTGACATGGGTGCAAGACTCGATTGGTAAACAGATAGACAAGGTAAAGAGCCCAGCTGGTAAGAAAAAATACGAGAATCTTCAAAAAGACTTCATGCGAGAGGCGAAAAAACACACCAATAATCTGGCCTACGTAATCGAATTTCAGAACTTTCTTGTGGAAGCTAAAATGATGATTGTTTCCAAGTTGAACAAAGTAAAGTCCATAGGCACGTTTATACGGACGGCTAAGGGGTTCAAAGCGACCAACCCAGAGGGTTATGTAGCGATAGACCGTGTTGAGGGCAACGCTGTCAAGCTGGTGGATCGCATGGAATTCTCTTACAACAATTTCACGGCTATAAAGGCTTGGGACAAATGAAACGCTTTAGTTCATTCATAACAGAGGCAAGAAAATATAAGCTGTTCGTTGATGATGAACGAGAGCCTGCTAAGATAAAGTTCGATTATATAGCCAGAGATTACAAGGAGACTATGAAAATCTTTGACAAAAATGGCTGCCCGTCATACATTTCTTTTGATCATGATTTAGGCGCAAACTCTAAAACAGGATTTGATATTACAAAAGATATGGTAGAAAGGGATTTGGATAAAAAGGGCCGCTGGATTCCCAAGAATTTTACTTATGATGTTCACTCTGCCAACCCAGTTGGTAAGAAAAATATTGAAGGATTACTGGATAATTATTTGGAAAAGAGAAGCTAATGAAAACTTTCAAACAACATCAACTCGTAGAAGCCTCCATGTATGATTATCTCTGGAAAAAACACAAGGGTATTTTCTTTAGAGGCACTGGCCAAGGCGGCCGTGGTACAGGTATGGGTGCGTTAGGTAAAGGCGTTTATCTAAGCTGGTCTGAGGGCATGGCTAAGGCCTATGCCAATAGAACAGGCAAGGGCACAGTCAAGCAGTATAAAATTAAACGAGGATTAAAAATCTGTGATGCCGAGACGGACAAGGATTTTGCAGACATAAAAAAAGATATGGGCCTGGGCGTAAGGGATTACAGCGATGACCCCATGTTTGCAGGCATGCTGACTATGATGTTAATGGATAAAGGATATGACGGCTGTGTGAGTGATGATGTGGCCACAGGCATATGCATATTCAAAGAAAAACATGTCAAGGAAATCAAGTAAAAATGGTGGAGGCAGAGGGAATCGAACCCACGACCTGATGCTTGCAAAGCACCCGCTCTCCCAACTGAGCTATGCCCCCTTAAAATGTTTATATATTACTATATAATACTTGAATGACTCTGGGTAGTTGACCACTGACGGCATTTCTACCCCAAAAAAGTTCTCCATATCCTCTACTAATTTTTGTATCTCTTTATTTTTCATCTATCCACCAAATCCAAATTCGCACTGTGTCAGGACATGTCTCATAAGAGGGCCGAGCTCTATGGTATCAAGTAGTGTCTTACCTCTTTTTTTGAGCCATTTTTCCTGTAGATCATAGGCCTCTTTTTCTATCAGCCCCTTGCATAGACCTCTGTAAAATTCATAATTTCTGCTGTACTGCATATGGTGTACCAGCTCGTGTAGCAGTATGGACTGATCTCTTGTTGAAGCCGGCCAAAAAGCCTTACTCAGATAAATGGTTTTTGTCTCGTTATTATATAGCCCTAATATGTCACTCACCTCTGGATTGTACGTCTGGCATATGTGCTGTTCTGGCTTCTTATCACATTCATTAGCGAGCATGAACAATTCCTGGCCGCTATCTGTATATTTGATATTGGGTGGCTCTGGTACTGCCCAGCCTGTTGCTGCTGAAATCCACAGCATAAGAGCTAATACAGTTTCGTTCATCACACCTTAAACCCACCGAAATCTGTTTTATCGAATACTGGCTCAGCAAACGGCTCTTCTATGTCGCTTTCCTGATTTGCGTCCTGTAAATTTTTCTGCTCTTCCAGCTTTACATCAAATAACTTCATCCTTGCACGATCTATGCCCAGCACAAAGCGCTTGTTGATGGTAGGATCATTATACCTGTTCTTCAGCTGTTTGACTGCGATTTGGTTAAGTGCGTCAAGTTCTTCTGTGCTAACGAGTGCAAACATGAGGTCAGCCGTAGCTGGCAAACCGAAAGACTCAGAAGTATCTTCCAAACCCACATCCGTTGAGGTGAAGCCTGAGCGTGTAGTCTGTGTAGCAGACATAATCGGGACGTTTGTTTCAACTGCCAATCCCCTAAGTTCCTCAGCAATCGACTTGATGTATGTATAACTGTTGACATTAGATGCTCCTTTTAAGCGAGACGAAGCACATATATTCAGATAATCCACAAATATAATATCTGGTTTGAATGACTTCTTGACAGCGAGCTCCTTGATTAACCCCCTAAAATGGTTAGTGTGGGCTGCAGCTGTCGGATATTCCTTGACAATCAAAGTCCCTTCTGTTTTGGCTTTTATCTTGTTTATTTTGTTGTCGTACATAGATTTAGGTAGATCGTGAAGATCATCTATGGTGATGTTCATCATATTGGCGTCTATTCTCTCGGCAATACGCTCTTCTGCCATCTCCAATGTGATATAAAGTACGTTCCTACCCTGGCTCAGGCAATTCGCTGCCACATGACACATGAACAAACTCTTGCCCACGCCAGTACCAGCGAGAGCTATGTTCAGCGTCTTGGGCGGCAGCCCACCCTTGGTTATTCTATTAAAAAACTCTAAATCAA